ACGTACCAAGCATACTCCTGTCCTTTTTCATTGGTCGCGTCCCAGTGCCAATTTGCCGTGGCGCCATTACTTGCTCTGTCAAAACGAAAGCTCTCTACTCCACTTCGATATAGCTCTCCAAGATCGTAAATATCACGCGGGCTTGTAACCACTTCACCATTGGCTCGTTCTGTCACGCCATCGTACTTCCATCGCCCCATATCTCTGAATTGATCGTCCCAATGGGCATCATTAATATCTTCCTCCGCCCATGTTTCAAAGGCATCCAGCAATGCCTTTTCAAGCCTCTCCAGCCCAATGAATCGCGGTTGTCCTGCCATTAGCGAAGCTGCCTCCTAATTTCACGGTCTGGAATGATCACCCTGCAACGCTCATAAGCCACGTCATCACCAGGCGTGTAGCGGAAAGTGGCATCTGGAAACCGCCTCACCATTCTGTCCATTGCCTGTGCAATTTGCTTGCCATCAGGATTGTATTGCACCATCACCACTTCCCATTGCTGAAGCACGTCCACAATGCCCACACCAGCCGTTGGTAGAAGCTCTGGATACTGTCGCATGGTTACTTCCAGACCGTCCACTTTCCATTCAGACGGCACGCCCTTTTGCCCTACCACATAAATGGCAGGAATCTTTGTCCCGTCAGGCAGCGAATAGGTGCCGATTAGCTCAGGCGAGGCCGTAAGAAGCGAGACAATAGTATCGCGAAGCTGTGCAATGTTCACAATAAAAAAGCCTTCCCGTAAAGGAAGGCTAGCGAAAACAATGGGAAAGAATCAAGAGTTGGGCACAATCGGAATGATGCTGCCAGTGTTCTCAGCGTTCTGGTGGATGCCAATACGGCCACGGCTCATGAGTTCAAAGGAGACTTCCACGAGATTATCAGCAGGATAGCTCTCGCTGTAGTTCATCACTCGCGAGGCAAATGCCACGCGATCGTAGTAGAACGTGGTGCCGCTCACGCCGAGTTGCTTGTTGATCTCGACGTACACTTCATGGTCCTTGTCGTAACGGCCTTGAGCAATCACTTGGAAAGCTTCGTCAAAGCTGTTCGGCAGGAACGTGGTGCCATCAACGTCCTTCTGGAAGTAGGAAGTGATGGAAGCAGTGCATTGACTGGTAACGACCACGCTATCAGCGAAGCCGCCGTTGCCCAGTAGATAGAACTCGGTGTTGCCGTCGTTGAAGGCCAGCGAAGCCGTGGTAGCAGCTTGCAGGGTGTAGAGCGTAGGAGCACCACTTACGGTGAAAGTGGCACCACTCTGGGTGATGACGGGACGGGCAGTGCCAGAAATAGAGCCAACGCGAACAATAACGTCTTGGCTCTTAACCAGCTCAGTGGGATGGTAGATGGTCATTGAAGATCCTCAATGGAGAGAAGATGATTAAGCGCCTCAGACATTCTGAACGCTTCCTTTGCCTACAAGTCTAAAAATGCCGCGTATTGGAGCGCCTAGGAACTGCCAATAATGCTCAGCAATATGCTCATTAGGCAATAGCTCAAACCGTCCTTCCCTCCCATTGATGGTTGCAGCAGCGGAGCTTCCAGGCGTGACTCCTGACAGCGCCAAAGGCCCAGTCAAGCGGCCCTCCATGTAGACGGCTGTATTATCAGCGCCCAGGAGGTAGTCATACCGTGGATTGTTCTTCTGCTTCAAAGTGGCATAGTAAGTGGTGCCCGAAGACAGTCCCACGTAGTTGCCAGTTTCCTCGTCAATCGCGTAGCCAGACGCAACTTGCCAGACCAGTGTGGCATTAGCAAGTGGCGAAAGGCCGTTGATCATACGACAAAACCAATGGAAGAAGCACCAGAAACGGTTTCAAGCATTCGTTTGAACTCTTGGCCATATTGCGTGGCCTCCAGTCCCTTGCCATAGACCTTGCCATCAGTGGCGCCAATTTGAACGCCCATTTGTGCAAGTTGAATGGCAATAATGTGAGCAGCGAGGTGTTTGACGGCGCGATCAGTTTGATCTCCGAAAATGTCCTCGCTTACATCCGCTGAAGCCTCCGTGATTGCTCCATTGACGATTCCCGATGGATGGGGAATGAACTCAGGAAAACGATCAAGGAATGTTGCATAGGTGACGGCCATTATTAGACCTTCCCAGTTTTGATGGCTTCAATTCGGCGGGCGATGGCGTTGCGAATGCGAACACGACCTTCAATTTTTTTCCAGTCGGCCAGTTGCTCATCATCGTGCATAATTTCGATCATGCTCAGAGCATCGCGCTGAGGAAGCTGAGAAAGAGTGCTTACGCTTTGAGGGACGTCCTGCACCGTAAGCGTTTCTGTGACCTCCTCAATGGCACCAATGGCCATCAGGCGCTTAACTGTTTGGTTTTGACGGGCCTCTTCCCATTTGGTTTCGGGCACGTCTGCATTCACACCAGGGCTCAGTTGGATAATTCCAACTTTGGTGATCACACCAAACCCACCTTCACGCGGCGGATTTTCAAGCTCGGGGCGATAAGCGATCAGCATTTGTTCATCATGGAACTGCTCTAAAGCCTAACGCCCGAGCTATTTGCTTCCTCAGGAAGCAGCTTGCACGTACTTCACGCTCTTGGGGAAGTAGATGGCAACGCCACCCACGCGAGCATGAGCAGGCACAATAAACTCAAGACCACGCTGTTGAGGCGGGAAGAGTTCAAGCGGCTGAGGAATGTGCAGTTGCACCTTCTGAGGATCACGCTTGTATACCACCATGCGGTTGGTGTTCAGAGCGCTGTTGTCCTTATCGAGCTGATTGATGGGCTCGATGGAGGTGATGAAGGGGTTGGTGCGCAGGAAGTATTCCAGCACAGTCACGTCCGAAGAGTCCGAATTGCGAGTGGTGCTCACAATGCGGAAGTCCTCATAGGCCATGAGGATGGTGTCGGGCTGCTCCTTCATCTTGGAGTCGTTCACAATGGCACTCACGCCATAGTTCAGGACTTCCAGCATTTCCTGGGCAGTGATGGTTCCAGTGAACCACTTATCGGCCACCAGCACATCAACGGTGGAGTTGTTGAAGAAGCCAGAGAGACCAGCGGCGCTTTCGCCGAACATGGCCACGCTTTCCACTTTCTCCTCGTAAGCACGACGCACAGCAGTGGCGCGGCGCTGCTCAAGGGCAATGTTGGCCATTTGAGCGGCACGCAGTTCCTGCACGGTGTAACCGAAGGAACCACCAAACGAGCGGATGGGAATGCTCTTCTCAACTTGGCTGATGTCAGCACGCGGCAGATCATCTGCAGCATCAGCAATCAGCTTGAACTCACCAGTCGAGTCCATCACTCGATAGGTGAAAGTTTGAGCGCCGTTACCAGCTTCGCTGGTCACAGGCAGGATGGTCGGATATTTGATGTCCGCGTAAACGGTTTCAAACACCTGGGGACGGATGTACTCAAGCTGACGCTCAAGAAACAGACCCGCCTCGTCCATACGAAATTCAGACATTGGTAAGCCTCCTATCAAGCGTTAGCGGTGAGAGTGAAGCTCGGACCATTCAGCTCCAGAACCGCCAGGCCATTGCCCGTGGTGGAGGTGAGATAGCGAGCATTGGACAGCACAGCAGTGCGGCCACTGACGGCAGCAGCACGGAACTGACCGGCATACTCAGAGCCGCTAGCGGTGTGAATCACACGCACAGGAGTGGAGGGATTGACAGCGCCATGGACGTAGACGGCGACAGCGCCCTCATTGGCCACGTTGCAGGCTTGAGTGTTCTTGACACCAGGACGGCTATCGGCATCTACAGCGGTTTCGTCCACATAGGTGAGGACGTTCACGCCGAGCACCGAGCCAGCAGTGCCAGAAATGGTGATTGCGGAATTGGCGACAGTACCAGCAGAGTTGTACATCACCACGTTGCCGAAGGCCAGCACAGCGCCGGTCTCGTTCACGTAGGTGCCAATGGTGTTGTCGCGAATATCGGAGAGTTGACCTTCGAGCAGGGGGTCAAGCTGCAGAGCATAAGCTTGCTGCACGCCACCAGCCGTCGCGGTCCCCGAAGTGGTAAAAGAAACTGCCATGGATCAGCGCTCCTTGGAGACAGAAAGGGGTTTTTTCCAAGCGTTCTGCAGGTGTTCCATGTAGGAAGACGGCGCAGCAACGGGAGTTGCCAGAGAAGCAACAGCTTTGCGGAGAGACTCGGTGGAGGCAGAATCGTTACGGGGAGCAACGTCAGCCAGCGTGTC